AAGAGAGAAGCAATTAGTTAATCTTGCTGTCGATTTAGCCGCAAAGCAACTCGCTGATGGGACAGCTACGGCTCAGGTTATCACTCATTTTTTGAAACTCGGAACTGTTAGAGCTCAAGTGGAAGTTGAAAAGCTTAGAAAAGAGAATGCTCTACTTCAAGCTAAAACGGAATCACTTCAAGCAATGCAAAGACAAGAAGAATTGTTTGAAAAGGCCTTAGAAAAGATGTCCGAGTATAAAGGTCAAGACCTGGGTGGTAACGATGAAATCGAAGATTAGAACCTATAGCGAGTTGAGTAAGTTAAAAACGTTTAGAGCACGTTTCGACTATCTTCAATTACGAGGTAGAGTCGGAGAACAAACGTTTGGGTTTGATCGTTACTTGAATCAAGTGCTATACCGTTCTAAAAGATGGCTCAGTACTAGGGATGAAGTAATAGTTAGAGATGATGGATGTGATTTAGGCGTTTTAGGATTTGAAATCTTTGATAAAGTCATTGTTCATCATCTCAATCCCCTAACAATTGAAGACATAGAGGATTATAATGAAACAATCTTTGATTTGAATAATCTAATTTGTACTAGTCATAGAACCCACATGGCAATTCATTATGGCGATGAATCTTTACTTCCAAAACCATTAGTAGAACGTCGTCCTGGCGATACTACGTTATGGTAATACTATAAGGAGATTGTATGGAAAGTATATTGGTTAGTATTCGAGCTGGTTTAGGAATTCAGCAAGATTATGATGGCTTTGATGATGAGATTATTATGGCCATTAATAGTGCCATAATGTCTTTGAATCAACTTAATGTTGGACCAGAAGCGGGTTTTTCTGTTACAGGCATTGATGAAACTTGGGCTGATTTGATAGATACTGCAACTGATATTGCTGGTGTTAAAAGTTATATTTTGTTAAAGACAAGATTAGAGTTTGATCCACCATCAACTTCTTTTGCTATTGGCGCTATTGAAAGACAGATAAAAGAGCTTGAATGGCGTTTATTTGTTCAAGTAGATCCTGACCTTGTGACGGAATAAACAAAGGATATATTTATGGACGATATTATTACGTTAGAACATTATGGTATTAAAGGTATGCGTTGGGGTGTTCGAAGGAAGAGAGGTTCTTCTGGGAGAGTAAGCTCCGACTATTCTTCGGTTAGAAAACTTCAGAAGAAGAAACTTAGTCAACTTTCTAATGATGATTTGAAAAAGATAAAGAAAAGAATGGATTTAGAAAGAGATGTAAAAAGTGCAAGTCCTAATCCAGGAAAGAAACTTGTTAATGCTACACTTGGTAAATACGGTAACCAGGTTGTAGGCGGATTAATTAGTGCTGCGGCTGGTGCTACTGTAGCGGCCATCATTGCTAAAGCAAAGAGAGGTTAATATGCCAGTATTTTATGAACAGGACATAAAGCATTATGGTGTAAAAGGTATGCGTTGGGGTGTTCGAAAGAAAATCTCCGGTTCAAGACCTGCAAAGTATATAAAAAGAAAAAGAGCAGAACGCGAAGCGTTTCAGAAAAGAGTTTTAACTGATCCTAAGTTTAGAAATCGGATTATAAAACGAGACGCTGCTGCATCTGCTGTTACAACAGCTTTAGTTAGTTTTGGATTTAGCAAATTGTTAGGAACTTCAACTAGTAGGGCTGCTGCAGAAGCTGGAGCCGCAGCCGCAGTTGCAGCAACTCTTAGTGGAGCTTTAAACGGTTTGGGATATTTAGATTTGAAGGTTACAGACGCAGCTCTTAGGAAAACAGGCGTTAGGAAGTAATAAATGTCCCTTTCAAACAAAGAAATACCTCAATATTATGGTGAATTTCGCGAAAGAGTTTTATCAGGCGAAATCCCTGTCTGTAGAGAAATTTCGTTAGAGATGAATAGGATTGATAAATTAATAGAGAATCCTGGTATTTATTATGACAGGGATGCTATTAACGGATTTATTAAATTCTGTGAAGGCGAACTTACTTTAACGGATGGAACAGCGTTAACTTTATTGGATACGTTTAAATTATGGGCAGAACAGATATTTGGTTGGTATTACTTTGTTGAAAGAAGTGTATATGTTCCATCTAAGAATAATCGTGGTGGAAAGTATGTCCGTAAGAAGGTTAAGAAACGATTAATTAATAAACAATATTTAATCGTTGCCCGTGGTGCGGCTAAATCCATGTATGGAGCATGTATACAAAACTATTTTTTAAATGTTGAAACAGCTACTACTCACCAAATTACTACTGCGCCAACAATGAAGCAAGCTGAAGAAGTAATGTCGCCAATTCGAACAGCTATCATACGCGCGCGAGGTCCGTTATTTAAGTTTTTAACGTCAGGATCTTTGCAGAATACAACAGGCAATAGAGCGAATCGAGTGAAGTTAGCGTCAACAAAGAAAGGTATTGAGAATTTTCTTACTGGTTCTCTTCTTGAGATTCGTCCTATGGCTATCGACAAACTCCAGGGATTAAGACCGTTTGTTGCAACAGTAGATGAATGGTTATCCGGAGATATTAGGGAAGATGTGGTTGGTGCCATTGAGCAAGGAGCATCCAAACTTGATAATTACCTTATTGTAGCTATGAGTTCTGAAGGTACTGTTAGAAATAGCAGTGGTGATGAAATAAAGATGGAACTCATGGATATTTTAAAAGGTGAGTATCAGAATCCTCATGTTTCTATATGGTATTATAGGCTTGATGAGGTTGAAGAAGTAGGAAATCCTGAAATGTGGATAAAAGCTAATCCTAATTTAGGACGAACTGTTTCTTATGAAACCTATCAGTTAGATGTAGAGAGAGCAGAGAAAGTCCCTTCAGCGAGAAACGATATTTTAGCAAAGAGATTTGGCATTCCTATGGAAGGTTATACTTATTTCTTTACTTATGATGAAACACTTCCTCATAGGCATAGAGATTTTTGGGAATTGCCATGTGCACTTGGTGCTGACCTATCACAAGGTGACGATTTCTGTGCGTTTACATTTTTATTTCCATTACCAAATGGAATGTTTGGGGTTAAAACCAGATGTTATATTTCATCATTAACTCTTAAAAAGCTTCCAGGAGCTATGCGGTTTAAATACGAGAGGTTTTTAGACGAAACCAGTTTACAAGTTCTTGACGGAACATATTTAGATATAGTAGAAGTATTTGAAGATCTAGATAAGTTTATAATTGAACTAGGTTATGATGTTCGTTGTTTAGGTTATGATCCATATAATGCAAAAGAGTTTATAGAACGTTGGGAAAAAGAGAACGGACCTTTTGGGCTAGAAAAAGTTATTCAGGGAGCCAGAACAGAATCTGTTCCTCTTGGTGAACTGAAAGCCTTTGCTTCAGAACGAATGTTACTCTTTGATCAAGAGTTGATGACCTTTGCAATGGGGAATGCTATTACTATTGAAGACAATAATGGTAATAGAAAACTTTTAAAGCGACGTTATGACCAAAAGATAGATCCTGTTGCTGCCATGATGGATGCTTTTGTTGCTTATAAGTTAAACAAGGAAGCTTTTGAATAAGGAGGTTTGATGTATGATCTTATAAAAGAGGAGGTGATGATAAGTGGCAGACACACTACTTACTCGAATTAGAAATGCTTGGAATGTCTTTAGATATGGTGACGATTTAAGATATTCTCCTAATTTGGGGGTTGGTTACGGGTACAGACCTGATCGTCTTCGAATGTTGATTACTACTGAACGCTCAATCATCGCCTCTGTATATAACAGGATAGGAATAGACGTTTCAAGTATTCGTATTAGACATGTTCGAGTTGACGAAAACGAGGCTTATCAAGAAGATCTTAATACAGGACTAAATAATTGTCTTAATGTAGAAGCTAATCTCGATCAATCAGCTAGAGCTTTTATTCAAGACGTTGTGATGTCGATGTGCGACGAAGGAGTTGTCGCGATAGTTCCAGTAGACACAACTCTTTCGCCAGCGGTAACTGGCTCATATGACGTTTTAACCATGAGAACAGGAAGAATTATTCAATGGTATCCTGAACATGTTCAAGTTAATGTGTATAATCAAAGAACAGGTTTACACCAAGACATAATAATTCCTAAGACTATGGTTGCTATTGTTGAAAATCCGTTATATGCAGTAATGAATGAACCAAATTCAGTATTGAAACGTCTTATAGATAAACTTAATCTTTTAGATGCCATAGATAAGCAAAGTGGTTCTGGAAAGTTAGATTTGTTAATTCAACTTCCTTATGCAATTAAAACCGAAACCAGACGAAAACAGGCAGATAATAGAAGAGATCTTATCGAACAACAATTACAAGATAGTAAATACGGTATCGCTTATGTTGATGGTACCGAAAAAGTTACACAATTAAATAGACCCGCAGAAAACAATCTAATGGCTCAGATTGAATACTTGACTAGAATGCTTTACAGCCAGTTAGGAATGACAGAAGAGGTATTTGAGGGTACTGCGGATGAATTGACGATGATTAATTATTACAATCGTACAATTGAACCTATGTTATCCGCTATTACTGCAGCTATGTCCAGAGTTTTTATAACTAAAACAGGACGTTCGCAAGGTCAGAGATTAATAGCGATTAGAGATCCGTTCAAACTTGTTTCTGCTGAAGTAGTAGCCGAGATGGCGGATAAGTTTACTAGAAACGAGATTTTAAGTTCTAATGAATTTAGAGCTATTATTGGTTTGAGACCTAGTGATGATCCTAAAGCTGACGAATTGCGGAACAAGAATCTCAATCAACAAGATGTTAAGGTTGAGGAACCAGTCCCAGTAATGGACGGTTCAAAGAAGAACGGAAACAATCAAAATGGAAGGAGTTCCTAAATATTATGCCAAACGTAGATTACGATTTCAGTGGCTATGTAACCAAAGCTGATGTTAAATGCACAGATGGACGTACTATTAAACCAAATGCTTTTGAGCATCAAGATGGAGAAGAAGTTCCATTAGTTTGGAGACATGGCCATGACAGTGCAACAAACGTTTTAGGTCATGTTCGACTAGAAAACCGAAAAGATGGCGTTTATGGATATGCTTTTCTTAATGACACTGATCAGGGTAAGAATGCTAAAGCTTTGATTCAGCACAAAGATGTCAAGGCGCTTTCTATTTGGGCTAACGAATTGGTCGAAAAGGCTAAGAATGTTCTTCATGGTAAAATTCGTGAAGTTAGTTTAGTACTTAGTGGTGCTAATCCAGGTGCTGTTATAGATTATGTAGCTGTTCAGCACGAAGACGGAGAACTGGTAAATTTGTCTGATGAAGCTATTATCTATACTGGTTTAGAAATTGATATACCGGACGTGGTTCATGAGGATGTAGTAATTGAACACGCTGAAGGCGGAGAAACTATTGAAGAGGTTTTCAATAGTTTGTCTGATAAGCAGAAATCTGCTGTTTATGAAATCATTGGTCAAATAATGGAAGACGAAGGCCTTGAAATCGAACAATTAGATGACGATGAAGGTTTACAACACGATGAAGGAGAAACTCAAATTATGAAAAAGAATGTTTTTGATGGTACAGATGTAACGGTAGTTAATGGACCTCGTCCTCAGCTAAGCCATGATGATTTTAATACTATTTTGGCTAACGCTAAGCGAATCGGTTCTTTGCGAGAGGCTTTTTTGGCTCATGATGCGGGTGTAGCATTTCTTGAGCATGCTGGCACCTATGGTATTGGTAGCGATCGCACGAATCTTGAG